GAATCGCACGTTCATAGTCAGAACCATCAGAGTTATCAACGATGAACATGTTTTGTCGAAACAGGTTTTGGAACCGTCCAATATTTTTTTGAACTGCTTGCCACATAGGAGTGATATTCTTAGCACCCAGAGTTCTGTCTCTCTTTGCATCTCTGGAAACAGCAGTTTCAAGATCGGTATTCACAAAAATCATGGCAGTCTCGTATCCTAGTTTTTCTAGTTCGATTTTCTGATTCTTGATTTTTTCGTAGTCCTTACCAGTTCCGTCAATAACCAAACCAAGTCTACCATTGATGTATGACTGTTTTCTTTGTTTGGTAAGATTTGTTGCACGATCCCTAAGTGACTGACCCTTGACAGAAAAAATATTATCGGCAGTCATCTCCATCCCTGCTTTTTTCAGAGCCATTTCAAAAGCGTTGTCTGAATTAACTACTTTGTATCCAAAAGCAGTGAGAGCTGTTTTACCAACAATAAAAGATTTACCAGAACCAGGCCCGCCGGCAAGAAAAACTGCCTTGAATATCGCAGGGTCATTGACTCCCTCTTCAATAGGGACAAAATCTTTGAGTGTCTTTTCCATACCTATATTTATAAAGGTTGTGCGTTTCTTTTCCTATGTCCGTTCCAAGCAATAAATCCTGCTAGTCTAAGAGCGTAATAGGATAGTTGATTGAACACATAGAACCCATTCACGTTGATGTTAATATCCCTAAAAGTTTGATCCATCCACTTTTGATCCTTCTTGCCGATAGTTTCTTTTTTACCGGCCATGAGTAGAGTTTCATACTTGTATCCATAGTCATGCACCAAACCGCCGATCAACATGATACCCACGGGAGAGAAAAACGACCTTAGAAACTTGGGAATACTAGCACCATCAAACTGAAATCCAGCAGGAATGACATATTCCACGCCGTTTACGACATAGTGCCAGTCGTCTATGACTTTCCAGTTCCTAGTAGTTAAAAACCATTTCATCATGGAGTGCCAAAATCCCAATCCTTTTGTTTCTATAATTACTGGTTCCAGTTTTGGCATTTCCTTCATGGAAAATGTTAGTGTTGTTTCTTCTCGCATATCAAACTTATTGATTGCCCACGCAACAATAATAATACCTATGAGAACAGTCCACATCCAAAATGTGGCTGCCAATTCTAGTAAAAATTCCATCAGTCTTCTACCTCTTCCATTCTTGACATCAATCTTTCAGCTCGATTAGTCACTTGTCGATACCACCGACTATCTCGACCCTCTTTAGCAGCCTCTTTCCAATCCCTCTTATAAAGCGCTTCATTCATTTTTTTGAATTTGCCAAGTCGGGGGCGCCCCATATTAAACATCATGTTTAACAAAATCTCCCTGACCTCCTGTGGAAAGTCGCACCAGAAGTCAGCACCATACAATCCGCAACACTCATCGTCTGCTATTTGTAAGTCATTGAGAAAACATTCCATGACACGTTCCTCTGACACTTCTGTGCCGATTGGTTGCCCGTATTCTGGATCGTCTTCGATAATTAAATGGCCAACTCCAAAAGTAGGATATCCCAAATGGTCTTCGTAGATTTCATATTTTACTCCTTCGTCAATTTTAAGCTGTTCGTAAACATTTTGATATTGAGTATCAGTCTCTTGCATTACCTTCTCCTAAAAATGCTGCGAATGAAAGTCTGCGTTGGTTTTCTTTCAGACCCATTCCTTTTCTGGTTGCGTTAAATAATTTTTTGGCTTCTCCATGAGAAGTATTTTGATGCAAACCAGACTTGAAAGATTTGTAATCATTGTTGGATGCGTGAGCTCTCATTTTAGTGCCACTAATACCAGCGACACCCTTAGCATCTGGGTCTCTTGCACCAGCAGAGACAACTTTTAGGTGTTTGAATTTGTAGTATCCGTGATTACCTTTTTTGCCGTTATACTTATCTGCAAGCTTCTGAAACTCATGTACACGATCAGAACCAGCCACCATCGTTACATGGGTGTGTCCCTGTTCATGCATCTTACTTAGATGCGAGAAGAAATTTGGATGTGATTGAGATGAACCCTCAAACTTGCCCTGTGGATGAACATGTTTTAGGTATCTAATTTTTTGAGCAGAACTAAGTGGGTTTTTATATTTGTCTTGTGAGTGACTTACAATAACTCTGTGGTCTGCTTTTCTTTTTCTCGCTTCCGAGTGAACTTTATCTACTAGTTTACTATGACCGGCAGTGGGTGGGTTCATTCTGCCAAAAGCGAATACTATGTGTTTTTCCTTACTCATCTGTCCCATGCCTTGATTGCGGTGAAGTTGTTGTAACTAAACTCCATCCTATCTACTAATTTGACTGCGTTTCCGCCAACCCTATCGATAGCAACATATCCCTCTGGATTGACAACCTTGAATCCCTGTTTAGTACGAACAAAAGTATCCATCATTTGTTTTACGCCGTTCAATTTCCTCACTATATCCATTTTAGCTTCAACTAGGGCGTTTTGAAAAGAAATGACATTGACCAACAAGTTTTGATATTTCTTGATCTCTCTCATTGTCTCTTTTTTTCTTTTTTCTAAAAGAGATTTTGACTTCTCCGTTTTCAACTTATTTATCTCAATATCAAATTTGTCTTCTACCCACTGAACATATCCAGAAGCGTGTGAAACAGGATTTACAACTGCTGTCCCAAGTCTGACCTTGGAATTATAGTATGTTTTGATACCAGCACCAGCGAACTTACCAGTAAAAGAATTTTGCAACCTGAGAAAAGATTTTAATTCAGATGCGTTTATCTTTCTGAATAGTTTGCCCACTTGACTGAGTTTTCTTGTTATCGCATCAGTCTCAGATTTTGTGAACGTAGCGCGGCCACTAGCATCTTTGTAAGTTGCATCATCCATCCAAACCGATTTTGTTTTTCTGAGTCCAGATATATTAGCACCAAAAGATGCCTTCATATTTTGAAGATTGTCACCAGTGTAAGTAGTATGCCATACCACACCAATTTTTGCAGCTCGCATTTTTTGTTCCAAGTCAGACATCTTAGGAACAGCGTACACGATTGTGTTCGGCTGAAAGGTGGTATATCTCTGACCGTCAATAGTATCACTTTCTAGTGATGCATTAGTAAACATCAAATCACCCTGCAACACACCCCGTATTCCCAATTTACTGAATTCTTGTAGTGCAATTGTGAAAGCTGGTTTTAGTGCTTGTGGTAATTCTTTTGCTGATGTGATTTCTCTTGTTGTTTTATATAACAGAGGAGTTTTATTGAAGACTGATTTTTTTGCAACAAAAAACTTACCGTCACTTGGGTCTACGCCTGCGAATATGGCAGGAGCACCGTCCCACTTCACTGTCATATTCACGGATGAACGAGAACTGCCCGCCATCATATCTCTCAATGATTGCAGAAAGTTTATCGCGCCGCGAGCACCTCCGATACCAAAGTTGATAATCTCGTCTTCTAAGTGTTCAAGATGGAGATTTTTACCTTGTGCATCTTCGATCAGATATGAAGAAAATCCACGCATTTAAGTTTACTTTGTTTTAATTGTCCTGACTATTTATAAATCCTCTACGACTTTTTGGCCCCAGACTTTTTTTCGGGGGCCGAACGCTTTGAAACTTGTTTAGGATTTTTTAGCGACTTGAGTTCTGCCCTCAGTGACTTGATAGTCGCCTGAAGTTTTTCTTTCTCTTTTATCTCAAAGTCAAGAGCTATTTTCTTTTCTTCATAGTTTTTTAAAGTGACTTGAAGGTTTGTTTTCACCGATTCGTATGCTTCAGCCAGTGTTCTACGCAATTCTTCTGCTAAGAGAAAATTCTTTTCAAAAAGTTTCATCTGTGCATGGACTTTCCATTTTTCAACATAGTCCAAAGATAGAGCAAGAGAGAGGGAGTTTACTGTTTCAGCATCCAAGTCGTGATCATAAACTTCTGTGGGGTCTTTTATTTCTGGGTGTTGATGGTCAGGCCTTTGGTGAAGAGAGTTTAAATCTTCAACGCGGTCTACTTTTTTAATTGTCATAATTTACTCCATAAAAAAAGGGGGTGTTACCCCCCTTATTTATCACACTTTTTAGTAGTTACTGACAGACGATAGCACCTGTACCATCATCAGCACATGTGATAGGTGTTGCAAGATCAGCACCAAGTTGCTGAATCGTGTCGTTGAAGTCTGCAAGGATTTGAGAGATATTCGTATCCCTTCCTGTAGAGTAGGTCAACCAATCCTCATTGGTCTCGTGAATACCCAACATACCTTGAATTCCCAATGTTTCAGCTGTATCCATGCCGTGCATCCCTACTGCGCCAACAGTGGTCATACCAAACTGGCCCATCTCATTGAGATTGTCCATGCCAGTGGTAGCAACATTACCAACAGTAGTGAAACCAGTGGTAGCGATACTATCAGCAGTATTTAACCCAGCGACACCCAAGGTAACAGTCTGGTCACCAGCGGTGTTCAATGCATTGAACCCTGCCAGTCCTAGTTCAACAACAGCCGCTCCACCGGCCGCAGCAGCATCAGACCATTGGCCACCCAAGTCGGTG